GAACTCCGTTCTTTGTGCGTAGTGCATCCGTTTATGAATCGCAGACATGACCTTCATGCCCCGCTCCAACATAGCAACTGTGGTGCCGACAGGAGTCTCCTGATTCATGTCCGACATCTGTTGGTCCGCTAAAGCGATAAACCTACGACCGTCGTTGACCAAACCACCCAGCATGGTAGCCAATGCATTCGAAGGCTCTTTATACGGCAGTGGTACAATAGCGTCTCTGATGCTGCCCCCTGGAGCGTCTATATCTCTCCACTCACCAGGTTGAAGAGGCTCGTCGTCATTACGTACACGTACCCCACGAGCTTTAAACCCAGCAGGTAAGTTAGACAGAGTGCCCGCATCAATCAACTGGCGCAGTAAGCTTGTCGCCGCACGGCCTAAACCACCGATCATGTGGATCAAACCGAAACCATAGAACCCAAGACCCGGTGTGAACTTGTAATGTACAAAGTACTGCCGCTTACGTTTTAAGATATCCGCCTCGTCGTAGTTACGACGAATGGATAAAACCTGACCGGAAGAATGATCCAGTGTCACAATATAAGGCAAGCGTATGTCCGTAGGTTCGCCCGTCCTAGGATCAATGTCCTCGAACCCTTCAATATCTAGCGCAGCATGTATCTCTAAGATCGTCAGTACATCGTCGCTGTAGTTCTTTGATAACCCCTCTAGCTCATTTACCTTTTGACGAACAGGATCTTCCTCTTGATCGTCTGATGAACTCAGGTCCACATCACGATACACACCCGCATATTGCATCTTAGCAACATCGTTTACGTCCATGCGCAGAACGTGGGTTACGCGAGATGCTGTCGCCAAATCTGACGCTGAGTACGGTACAACCAAATCCTGTGCAGGAATAAATTTAGCCACCGCACGTTGTTTGGTCGGATCAAAGTAAACTTTCTTAAAAGTAGAACCAGACAGCGGTAAATAATATAGCATCTGATCCATATCCGGATCGTATTCTTCCATCACCTCAGTAATCTGATAGTTCATGAAGTCTTTAACACGTACAGCTTGAGCTTCTCTAGCAGCGTCCTTCAACCCAATAACGCTAGTGCGAACGGGTCCGCCAGACGGTAGCAACTCTTTATAAGCTTGGGCCTGGAACTGAGTAACACTTTCCGCGACCAACGGATGGGTAATCCCCGAAGCCCCTTCAAACGGAGTAGACCGCTCTTCGGTCTTGACGCCCAATAAGTCCAAACCGTTCACATACGAAGTTTCCCACTCTGACCGCGATTCTAGGTCATCCTCGTACATACCGCGAAGATCGTTCGACAACTCCCCCAAGGTGGCATCGTCCAAATACTCAGCCAAGTTGGCGTCAAACGGTATAAGCTGATCCTGTGGAATATCCGCAGCCATGTCTATCGCTTGAACAATCGCGCCGCCTTGACCATCGTCAAGAACTTCCGCTCCGCTCATAAACATTTCTGTGGAAGGGACCTCTATCTCTAAGTCAGGAAGACCCTCTGTGTCGTCGAGGTCCAGCCCCGGTGCAACCATGTTAGGTGGTATCGCCATCAATAATACTCCCTTTTACGGGGCCTCCATTCCATTTCATCTTCCTCTTCGCCTATCAGAGAAACAAAGCCTCCCTGTCTAAAGCGCATGAGTGCTAAAGTCATACTATCACAGAAGTCATCGTTTTCGCCATTAGGAAATGAAACTACTTCTTCAATAACCTCATCCGAAAACTTTTCTTCCATCGGAGCCCACACCATTCCCGCCTCAAACAACGGAGCAACCATGTGCATACGACTTACCTTATCAGTTCCTTTGCCCGGTGAGAAGCCTAACGCTGGAATACCACGAAGCCGCAACTCGTCAATAAGTGGTGTACCCGTCGCTTTCGCTTCGACCAACACCATATCCGGCTCCCAATATTCGTGCTCCTCATAGGCTATCTCCTTTAGTTCAGGGAAGTTCCATCGCCCTCGTCGGGCATCCAGTAATACGATATTGTCCGCGCCACCCTCTTCAGGTTTAAATATACCCCACGTCGTGATCGCAGAATAGTCAGCGCTTTGTTTCTTAGAGAAGGCCGTGTCATACGCTTGCACAATATAACTCAAAGGAGGGATTTTTTCTTTCTCCCAATCCTGCCACCATTCCCGTTTGATGATTGCAGACTCCGATGACGTAGGTTGCTGCTGCCACTGTGCATTCCACTTGCCAACAGGAAGATCAGCCTTAATCGACAGAAGAGCCGCTTTATCCCAAAATTCAGGCCATAATGGCTCATCTGAAGGCATAATCGCAGGAAATTCCACAACCTCCCACTGATCCGACAGCACATCATTTCCTTGCGCAGCTATCAATCTGCCCGTCAAATCCTTCTTTCCCCAACGAGTCATGACAACAATGATGGATCCGCCAGGTTGAAGACGTTGCCGAGGACCAGAAGTGTACCACTCATACGCGTTGTCGAACGCGCTCTCGCTTAACGCGTCTTGTTCCGAATGAGGGTCGTCAATGATGAGCAAGTCCGCACCACGACCAGTAATGGCAGCGCCAACACCCGCCGCAAAGTACTCAGCACCCTTGTCAGTGCCCCATTTACCCGCTCCTTTATTGTCTTCCTTGAGGTTGGTCTCTGGAAAAACTTCCTTATACGCTGGATCATCGATCAAATCCCTCACTTTTCTACCAAAACGAACAGCAAGCTCCGTGTTGTGCGTAGCTTGAATGATCTTTAATTTAGGATTTCTACCTAGAAACCAAGCAGGCATCAAGTAACTTGCAAACTCAGACTTAGAATGCCTCGGCGGCATGTTAATAATCAACCGCTTGAGTTTACCTTGTGCAACCTGCTCAAGTTTTTCAGCAATAATCCGATGATGACGGCCCTCGATGAAGTTTTCATAAACGTGGTGAGCGAACGGCATGAACTTTTCCGACGCTTCCTCACGTAAATCGAGTGTTTTCTTGGCCTCAGTAAGGGCCAAGATTTCTTTTAATGCTTCCTCTGGTAAAGCCTGAAGATTCATCTAAACAATTAAGTTATCGTGTTGGGATACGGAAACACTTGTTGCATCAACGGATTCATTATTCCAGACTGTTGTGTGCCTACTGTAATTGGTTGTACGTTAGGTGTAGGCACTACGAAAGCAGATTGATTCGTCGGCAACAACGCACTTAAACCAACAGGCTGTGCCGCTGTGTAGGGTGACGTTGGACCAGTCGGGCCGGGCGGAACAGTCGGGCCGGGCGGAGTTTCCGGAAAAGGCTCCTTAAACGGATCAATTACACACATGTTCTTTTCTTGATCATACTCATACCCTTCAGGGCAGACAGTACCAGGGGCCGTAGGCTCTAGTTTAACTGGATCTTCAGAATCTGGTCCCCCGGCAACGGATAGGCCCCGTTCGAAGGACTTGCTTGTCGTTCCTTGACCGCTGTTACCAAAGCCCATGGACGTATAGCTGCCATATTGAGGAGCTTCTACCATCCCTTCAGCGTTCAGTGATGTGGGAGGCGCAGTCTTTCCCCTACCAAAGTAGTCCGTCTTCTCCTTTCTACTGTTATATGCCGCCATGCCTATAGAAGGTAGTAGGCCCATACGCGGAACCATAGCCGCAAGGCCTGTTGTCGGTAGTCCAGAGCCTAGAGGCGTTGCCCCAATAGAGTTCGAAATACTAGACGCAAAGTTCCCTTTTAGGCCACCTGCGGCTTTTGCCTCTGCCGCCGTGACAAAACCGTCATTGTTTCTATCCGCAGCTCGACCACCGGACCTAGCAAAGCCAGCGCCAGCGATATCTACTCCGCCGCCGTCCGTTCGGTCTGCGCCTTTGGTTACGGTCTTGCCGTCCCAAGTCATGTATCCCCACTGTCCATCAAAGTTGATTGCGTTCGTGAGGTTAGCTGCAATCTGACTAGCAGATAAAGGGCCGTCTTTACGATCTTGGTTTGCTTTTGACGCCGCTATCTCCCTCGCTGTGGACCTTACATCTCTTGCAGTAGGAGGGGTGAACGTATCCGTAGTTGCAACATTAGTCCTAGCATTAGTCCTAGCATTAGTCCTAGCATTAGTCCTAGCATTAGTCCCAGTGCCAGTGCCGACAGTGCCGACAGTGCCGACAGTGTCGATCATCCCAGGGTCACCCGCCGCAATGGAATTAATGGAATCAATGGTATCAACAGAAACGGATGGAGTGCCGACACTGTCGATCATCGATGCACCAGGATCACCCGCCGCAATGGAATTAATGGAATCAATGGTATCAGGAGCTGAAACAGGGTCCATCCCAGAATCACCGTAAGATATCCCAGGATCAGGGCCCAATGACGCGTCAGGTGCAGGACCAGAAACGGATGGAGTGCCGCCAAACTCACCTGCCGAAGCGTTGCCAAAACCAGCGGTTGAAGCGCTTTCTGCTGAAGTTGGAGTATCCGCCGCAATTTCAGCAGCGACAGCGCCGCCATCAGGTGCAGTAGGTCCAGTAGGTGCCGGAGCGTCCTTGGTAGCTGTTGTATCCTGAGTATTTGCAACCATTCCTTCTGCAACGTCAGGATCGCCATCTGGCCCAGTATCTCCGCCAACATCAAAAACAGCAACGTCCCAAAGATTTACATGACGCAATACACTAAATGGGTTAATTAAACTTCTCATGCTACTTTCCTATGCCACTTTTCATCACGCTTACTACCATCAGGATATAACCTTAAACCTTCCGCAGTAGCAACATTTGGGTAATTATCCCACATAAACTGCTGAATGTCCCGTATAAAGCGTATAACCTCTCGACGACCATTCCTACACTGAAACTTCGGAAAATACAAAATTAAATCCTCAGACTCAGAACGAGCAAACACCTCATCCCCATTCCAAAAGTTACGATCTAGCTCCTCACGCTTGAAAAAACCCCAAGTGCAATACCCAACAACCTCACCATCAACACGATGAACAAAACACTTGTCATGCTTCACCGCACTGAAAATAGAGTTTTTTAAATTATACACACTATGATTCTTGTAAAACGCATCGTTCAAAACCAACGACATAACCCTGCCAAGTATATCATAGTTCATCAAAAATCACTCAACCCACTTAAACCCAAGCCCTGTAAAGGATTCGTCTTCTTCCCACGAGACACCGACGCCGTAGGCGCAATGCTCACAAATTCTTCAGCATCAGGAGCAAAAACCGCCTGCAAAGAAGCAAGGCCCCGCAACATAGCATCATCCTGCGAAGACCCCTCATCTTCCTCCTTCGATATCAAACTCAAAAGAGCCGACAACTCAGAAGAATCCGCCCCACCAGACTCACTAGACCCGTTCAAAGAACCAAGGCCCTCGCTGCCAAAAATCTTACCCACATACCTTTGAGTCTCCTTAAACGGAGGAATACCACCATGCTCCTTTACCGCACCTAAACCCGCATTGTATGCCGCCGCCGCTAACCGATAATCCCCATCAATCTCCGGACGATCCAGCATCGCACGTAAATATTCCGCGCTAAACCGAAGATTCTCCGCCGGATCAAACATCTTATCTTTCGAAAGTGGCGTAACACGATAACCAGGAGACCTAGCCGTATCAGGCATAATCTGCCCCAAACCAATAGCACCATCCTCACTCACCGCATTCGGATTAAAATTACTCTCCGCCTTAATCAATCGACGGAAAATATCAGGGTTCAAACCATAACGATCCGCCATAGTCGTTATTAAACTCTGTATGTCACTCATGGGCCACGGTCCTATGTTCTCGGTCCTAGTGTATAGCAGAGCCAAATGAAAATAAAGTGGATATAATTTTTGAGGCAAAATGGATTATTAGTTCGACTTTCATGCTACTTGTACCTCGAACGGAAAAACCTCGGAATGATTTTCTCGGACCATGTATATAAGACACATACTACGATAGTACCCCCAGAATAGGGGGGGATGGGGTCAAGGTCAAAGCATCCGAAACAAAAGCGCCGCGCCAAGTTACCCCTATCGCGGCGAGGTTGACGTAGGGTAAAGCGGAGAAGTTGACCTAACGTCAACTTGTAAATTAATTGTAAATTAATTGTTGACAACATGTTATCCTTAGTCCATAACTATGTTATGGAAACGCAATCAGGCGGATCCAGATTCAAAAAAGGAAAGACACAATGGAAACTAAAGCAACAACCCTCGGACGTATCGCAAACGTCGAAGCCCAGATTAAAGAGCTAACTAAGCAGCGCAATGAGTTGCGCGAACGCGCTATCCTAAACGGTTGGGCTATATGGGAATTCAGTAGCAATGGATTAGAGACTAACAAGGCGCCGGATATGACATGGTGGAAAGCGCACCGCGAATCCTCATTCAAGCGCCTATGTGAAAACTCATCTGACAAGGATCACCCAGATCACAAACAATTCTGGAAAAAACCGAGCAAATTGTTTCGGGTATCGTAAAGAGTATATCGGTGTCTGCCCGCGTGTCGGGCAGCATCCGATGCGCTCCTGCATCATGTTCATATAAGGAAAGAACAAATGGCTTTAACAAGAATACACGTCAACCAACATGTGATCCGCGCCAACGCTAAAAGCGGAGAATGTAACCCAGTATTCACCGTCAAGTGTCGCAGCGAAAACACTTACGCCAACGAGGTGTTTATCAACAGCCCATGCCGCTTGGTGTACAAACCAGA